GACTGAGCCATGGGGTTTCAATAATTAGTTTTTGTAAGAAGATTGACATGTTATCTGCTCGCTCTTTAGAAGCAGATATAATCATTATTTTTCGTTCTGGGTCATTAAAGAGTGTCCATAACACAAAAGCACCAGTAATCCAAGATTTACCAACACCTCGAAAGGCTTGGATCTGTAATCTCTTTGGTCCATGTTGTAAGTAGTCAGCGATGGAGTACTGTGCTCTTGTAGGTGATGGAAGGTCTAGCTGCTCCCATAGAGCTTGTAGGAACAGCTTAAAGTCGTCTTTTAAAGCTAGTAATACGTTATTCATCTATTTTATCTGGTCCAAAAGCTTCATCAAGAATGTTTAACTGTTGTTCATTGCTTAATGGTTTAGGTTTTTTCTGTTGCTCCTTAAGAGACAGGTCTGCTTCTTTAGTTTCATCATCTATTTTCTTTTTTCTAAGCAAATCCTGTAGTACTTGTTGACCTCGTGTAACTTTAGGTGCAGGAGGAGGAACCATACTAGGATCTGTAGCAATCTGAGTTATTATATCTGTAAACACACCTGCTTCATATTCAGGATCAGATAATGCATTATATCCTAACTCATCGAATTTAGATAAATGATTAACTAGGGCATCAAAGTTTTTAAACCGTTGTTGATTTGAAAAACCTACCTCCCATAGTTCAGTAGCTTGAGTTACAATTTGGTGAGATTTATTAATAATCCTACCAATTTCTGTAGCTTTCTGTATTCTAAAATCCTCATCTACCATCATTCGCTCTATTACTTCTTCTGTGTAGAATTTCTCTCCAGATGGACCTACTATTTTATTATAATATTTATGAGCCAGATGATGCGGTGTGCCTTTATCAGCTGTAGAACCAATAATACCCATCCAGTTCTCAGGGTTATCACCTAATCCCATCCACGGTATTTCTTCAAGAACAGCGTCAGTAACTTTATTAAACATTGGGCTGCCGATATCTAATCCATGATAGTTACCCATAATAGCTTTTAAAGCACCTTTATGGTGTACTTGGAAAGATGCTTCAGGTAAATTTGTACGGCTATATTCTATTTTTAAAGGGTTTATAATACTAGGTCTATTAGTTTCAAAATTAGCTGCTTTTGATGCACCATAATTAGTTATTCCAGCTTGAAATATAGATAGGAATCTCCTATCGTTCTTCATAAATTTTGATTGCTCTCTAAAGTTAAAGTAATCGAATGGTTCAGATACTCTATAAGCTGATCCTTTAACACTATCCGAAAGATCTATTCTAGTCTGTAAAGGAATATTAGGATTCCTCATACTCTGTTGATACGCAGCTAATTTAGCTTGATCAAAAGGAAGTTCTAACTGATTTGGAGTTTCATCAGTTTTAAACATTAAGTTTGGATTAACCCTATTAGGATCAAATAGACCCCCCTTTTTATATGTAAAAGCTTCGTCAATAATAGGTCTGTAATCTATGTCTACTATCCCTTGTCCTCTTAATCTAGCTTTTTCTAGAATAGGAGCCATTGTTCCAGCAAGTTTCATCTTGCCTCCCATCAGCATAAGATTACCAGCAGCCCTCATGGGTTTCTCGTGATCTTCTACTATTGATTCAGCAGTTACTTCTTTACGTTGAAAAGGATCATTAGCATATCCTGCTTCTAACTCAGCTTTCCGTTGATCAAATTTATCCATTACTTCCTCTTAGCACCGCCTCTGCCTCGGTTAGTCTTACGACTCTCAGCTTTAAACGAACCGTCAGGTTGTTTAATCTTTAAGCTTGCTCTAGCTTTTCCGTGTGCTCTCTTATACTCATTTGAGTGAGCGTATTTACCACCCGGACTATTGTCTTTAACGTGTTTAGCTCTTGAGGCTTTATTCTTCCGATAATGCCTAGCTGTTTTGCCTAGTTCTGCCATAGAGTCTGTGTTGTACGAGTTCTGGGTCTACTTTAGGTATGATAGAAGCTAACTTATCTAAAGGTGTACCCTCATAGGCTATACCAGTGATATCGTTAGTCTTTAACCAATCACACGCTGCTTTTAAATCTTGGGTAGTAGCCTCGCCACTACGAACTCTTTTGAGGAATTCATCAGTGACGAGGTTATGGAGTTCATTAAACTTTTCTTCTTTGGCTTTAGCCATAACCTTCTTTAAATGTTTTCTTTAAGTTGGCACGTTTAAATGGTCTTATATTATTACCATCAGTTCGTGGTTTATCGGTTTCCCAACTTTCACCACCAGTCTTTCTGATGTTATTTTTTGCCATTCTTTTTCTCTGGTTTTAGTTTGGCTACTTGTCGTTGGCCTATAGAATAGGTTTTAGAACCATCTTCATTAACTGTTGTTGACATTATGTTAATAGTTTCTTTTTAACAATTTCTAATGCTTGGTCATCTAATTTGTTATCAGTTCTAGCTACATAAGCTGTTAGTAAATCAATTACTAGTTTCTTTACGGCATCTGATTTCAAGAAGGCGAAAAGGATGGGCTTGATAATTAGGATCATTATTCTTCAGATTTGGATTCGGATTCTTTTGCGGCTGCTTCGGCAGCTTCTTTTTGTACTATATAGGAAGTCTTCCATTTAGGTGTTAGGTCATTAGGACCATCTAAGGATGCTTGTGCATTCCCATTCTTATTTGTAAATGAACTCATTTTTCAGTTGATTGTTTTGGACATTCGTACTCCCGTTTACTCCAAGGGAATTTTTTATCTATAGGAGTACACTTTGTTTTTAAGTAATTCTTAACTGCAGCTTTCTTTTCTTTCTCATATTTAACTATAGGAACAACATCATTACACATGCTATAAACACGTGTACCTTCAGCTAACATAAAACCTTTCTGTTGAAGTTCAGCACATCTCAACATGCGTGTTAATTCGTAGTCAAGTCGCATCTTCTCTTCAATACGTTTAGAATTACGTCTACATTGTTCTAGACCTCTACGATCCAAAGGAAACATAAAGTTGATTTGTCCTCCCCAGTTCTCAGCTATCGTGTAGCTTCTCTGAGCCATCTCCTCGTCAAAAGGTTTTGTATGATTACCCATATAGAATGGGCTAAATGTCATTGTTGAACCATTACAGCTGACACCAGAACCGTAGTGCTGCCTACTAGGGGCACCATTGTTCTGGAATTGGACAGCTTGATTTGTGACATTACCAGTAGCTGCTGCCACTGGATTAGACACATTTTGAGTTTCTGGTTCTGCTTTAGCTGGTGCTACTGAGAGAAGACTGATAAGGATACAGTAGTAGAGTCCGTTTCGATAGTTCTTTCTACCTCTGTCAGCTCTATTATCTGACTCGCTGCTCTTGTCACTACCTCTAGTGAGAAGTCTGAACCAGCTGTTGTCATATTGAAGATTGAATCGCTGTCTACTATTCCTCCAGAGCTTGCCGAGGAATGGGTTATATTGTCGCCTGACCATTTGTTTAATGCGGCACCATAGGTGGTTGTTGTTATTTCTTCAGTTATTTCTTGAGTTGTAGTTGTAGTACTATTCATTGACCCTTGGGTGAAGTTAGGTTGTACTAATTCAGCCCTTACTACCGTGGGTGATGCCAGTATTAAGAGTAAAAGCCATTTCTTCATTGCTTTGGTTTTTCATTCTTTTTATTGTTATTACCATTACCCGTAGTCAAGCCAAATGTTGCAAGTGCTCCAGTAAAAATACTGGCAGGAAAAGTTATATCCCCACCGGGACTTTTCCTAATCATAGGTATTTCTACATAATTTAAGGTAATGATAAATCCACTCCAAACTACAACTCCCAAACGAACAAATGTTCCAAGGATTTGTATTTGGTGTTCTTGATCTTCTGCAGCATCTTTTAATTTACTGAAGAACCCTTTTTCTGTCTTTGCTCCTTCCATTTATCTACTTTTTTCTGTAAGAATTTTTGTACTTGTTTTTTGATCTTTTCAAAGAAAGGTGTAGCTAGGGTGGTAGTGGCTACAGCTGCAACAGCTGCATAGGTAGCAGTAGCTACGACTTCTGCAGTAGGTAAAGGTAAGTCAATATCAATAACAGGTAAGCTTAATTTAGGTTGCTCTGTTTGTACTTCTTCTTCCTTTTCTTTTCCCTCTACTCCTTTAGGAGCTGCTAAGTTACTAGGAGGTATGACAATAGGTGGAAACACTGGCATTTCTGCCGTAGGCGGCTCTAGAGGGATGCTAGGCATATCTAGAGCTTTAGGCAGTTTAGGTGCCTTCACCTAGCTCCAAGGCTTACCTACACCTGTTGTTGGAGTCTTCTGTTCATTAACACCTTTCTCTACAGCAGCTTCAATGTTAGCGACAGTGCCAGCATTATCAGCATCTAGTTTTGCCTTTACCCAACCGAGTACTGTCTCTTCAGTAAGGTCTGCATAAGGAACAAGAGTGTCAGGCTTAGGAAGATCAACTTCACCTGTAGCTCTAAATGAATAAGTTCCATCCTCTCCATTAACACGGAAGATAACTTTGTTTACATACCCATCCGCTAATTCACGTTGAAGGGTGTTTACTTGCCAAGTTTTTGTAGCCATGATTGTTTTTTAATTAATTGTTTTTAAGAGTTTTTTTGATCGTTAACGCCTTTTTCGACGTCAGCTTCAATGCTAGCTACAGTGCCAGCATTGTCAGCATCTAGTTTTTCTTTTACCCAACCAACCGCTGTCTCTTCTGTCAAAGAATCGTCAACAGTATGAAGTTCAGTAAAAGTAACGTTACCTGTAGTTGTAAATTTATAATCACCATCTTCACCGTTAACACTATAACTAATGTTTTCTCGACCATTTACTAGGTCTTGTTGAATGGTATCTGCTTTCCAAGTTTTAGTAGCCATGATTTTTATGAATGTCCAAAGCGTGTTTTTTCAGCATTATAATGTTGTAAGACTTCTGCGTCTGATAATGCTTTTCCTTTATATATTCTAATGATAGCTATTTCACCAGTAAATCTTTTAGAGGAATCTGCACCTGCAATGTGGAGATTATAATCACTTGAAACAGAAGTACCTTTAGGTTGCCAAGTAGATCCTATTCCGAAATCAAACCGTCCACTTGTATAAACCGAATCTTTATAGAACTTTTTCGATACACCGCCATTATTTGTGGTGTATTTTGTAAGGACATAATGAACCCAGTCATTACCTACTGAAGCTGAGCTAGTTATTTCGTGTGAACCAGTTGATTCGGTGTAATGAGTCGGTTTTGGGTTTAAATCATCCATTCTTGTTCCTTGCCAAGAAGAACTATTACCTCTTTCAATTGCTATCTCTTCTCCAGTACTTGAAGTTCTTTTAAACCATACTTCTTCTGTAAACTCACCAGTACCAAATATAAAATCAGTAGCATCGGGAATTGTTGCATAGTCATTAGACCCATCAAAAGTAAAGCTACCGCCACCACTTGTGGAACTATAAGTCGGAGAATGAATTAGAGTTGCATGATGGTTTCCAGCCGTCATGTCATTCCAAGCTGTACCACTTCCTGAATAAGAATTATATTTACCAGCATCTAAATATAAAACTAAATTTGACCTTATAATATCACTAGCTTCACTACCTGATCCAAGCATCATTTGTTGAGTAGCCATTAGCTTAACCCCGCACCTGAGATACAAAATGTATTGCTATATACGCAGAAAATAGTAGCTAAACCACGAGGTGAAAGTGTTCGATTTCCTGAGCTTCCATCAGTAGAGTGATGTAGAGTCACATTGCTTCCTGCTATGATACTTATATTAGTACCACTAGTAGAGCCATTATTATTGAAAATTGTAATAGCTTCTCCTTCTGAAAAGATACTTGTATTAAGTGTGACATCCCCAGTAGTTCTTATTGCTTTACCTGCATCAGCAGCAACTAATGTATAAGCAGCAGATTTAGCATTAATAGGTACTTTTCTTAAATCACCTTTGCTGTCTGATACCGTTCCAGTCACCTCAACACCCGTACTGGTCGTCTCAAGCTTCGTAACGTTGTCGTATCGAAGGTCTATAGCTCCATTTGGATAAGCAACAGAGTGAGCTTCCCAACTACCTGATGCGTAATTTTGAAAATAAAAATTCCCATTAGAACTTGCGTGGAATCTCCATTTATCTCCATTATCATCAC